ATACCTTGTCCGATAGCTTCTGCTCCTTGTTGCAGAAAAGGTTGAAAAGATCCAACACCTTGAAGTGCTTCTTCTATTGCATCTTTTTGTCCTTTAGAAAGATCTGCCAGTTTCTGTGGAGCAAAAGGCATAGTGCCATCATCTGCTAGATTCTGTGCACTCGTAAAAATATTTGCTAAAAAGTCTTCTTGGAACTTTGGTAGTCTTGCTTCTTGTATAACTGTTTGTGTAGCCATTATGCGACCCTCTCTAGTTCGGACATCATCTCATACATTCTTGCAGCTCCGATGTCTCTATCTCCACCACCTGCTCCTCTAACTGCTTTTGCAGTCAGTACAAATTCACCATCTGATAGCCTTGCTGGTACAGAATCACTTGTGCCTGTCCCAGGTCCATTCACTTCACCACCATTAGCAGAGAATATTGGGTCTATACCTACTTCTCTGTCTCTTGGCATAATACCTTGTTTTTTTCTTACTTCTTCAAAATACTTTTTTCTTTCTTCATCGTCATCTAGATCATAACTCTTATCGCCAATAATGCCAACACCTAAAACAGATTTACCAACTGGGTCGGGTCTTCGTTTAAACTCTTCTTGTTCTGGTTCTTCTGCACCTAGTGCAGCTAAAGTTCCTATGCCACCAATCGTTGCTATGCCAGTAGGCGTTTTAGCAAAATCGATTGCTTTGTCAAAGAAAGATGTCGGTGCTTGTGCTTTTTGTATAGCAGTTACTGTTGCAGGATTCATTGATTCAGACCCAGTAATAAAACTTGCGTCTGGAGAAGCTGATGAACCAGCACCTAAAAACTTAGAACCTGCATAAGCACCAATACCACCAATAAGTGCGTTTCTTAATGCGTCATCTGGATCTGCACCCGCCACTAACGATCCTATGCCAGTTCCAAGACCAGCAAATAAAGAACCACCTAGTGGACCACCAAGAGAAAAACCTATAGTGCCACCTATGATTGGTGCTGCTTTCTTAAGAATGTTTTTAAAACTTTTAAAAATACCCATAATTCAATACTCTATCAATAATTACAGTTTTATTCAATGTTATATTCTAGATATCGCACTCGTTGTCACCCTTGTTTTAGATAACTCTTGAATACTAGCTACAACATGCAATCTGTTTGCAGTTGCGGCCTGCACTTTTAATATCTCTCCACTCTGTAAAATTAGATCTTTTGTTAGTAGTTCTACAGTCGTGTTAGCTCCTACAGATTTTAGGTTAAAGAGACTAAAGACAGCACCTGTCGTATCGGTTAAATTTACTGTTATGGTATCTGCGTTAGGAGATTCATTTGATACTAATATAGAATTAACTACAGCTGCATTGAAATCGGCATCACTAGGAACTGTGAACAAAGTTGTGAGATCCGTTGTGGTTAAATCTACCTTTGCGTTTGTTACACCTTGAATATACTGAGGAATACTGGTTATAAGCATTAGCGTCTACCATCCTCTCTTATGTCTACTCTAGGTGTGCCTAATTTATATTTTGTTCCCAGTGATGTGGAATCAATTCTTAAAGCAAAAGATCGTCCTCGTAAACGATAATTTAACTTTTCTGTAAATTGTTCTACTGGACTGGTTGCAGAACGTTGTGTTGTATTAGAGGTTGATTCATTAAAATTAGCACCAGGATTATTTCTAGATTTCATAGTAAAAGACACATCAGGATTTACACTTGTAGATCCATTAAATGTAATATCTGGAATAACTTGCTTCAGTGATACAAACTTATCACCATCTCCTATATCAATAGCTGATGACTCAATAAACGATGTCATAGCAGACCCATCATCATCAAACCCTACCTCGTGGTTATATAACAACGAAGCACCAGTTGCTTGTGGTAAATCTCTTATGCCTCTGTCAATCCACGCATCTCTTGCTAATGTTCCGTAATACCAGACTTTTTCAAGATAATTATACGCAACGTATTTGTCTATTTGTGTGTTAGTATTATCATTAGCACTTGACGATGGATAAAACCATAATATTTCACTAAATTCAGAATTAAGTCCTACATGTACTTTATCACGCTCTGCAAAATTAAAATCTAAAAATACTTTATCTTTTACTGTGCATGGTAATTGTATTGTTTGACCCCCAGAATAAACATAGAACGTATCTACACCCATCCAAAACACGACATCCTCAACAGCTATTGCAGAAAACGGACTCATTATAGTTATATTCTTTGATAGTTCTTGCAAACCAAATGTAAATGGTGGACCTATAAACTTCATGGCGTGTAATGTTTTGTTAGTGAAGACGAGTATCTGTTGTTTTGTTTCAACAGCTTGTACGAAGGTAGATCCACCACCTAACCTTAAATCACCTGCTGTATTAGTAGCAGTTGGAAAGAAATCCACTGGATTTTCTTGTGAAGAAAAACGTATCAATAATGGATCTTGTACACCATTTCCTTGTGTAGCAGTAGAACTTCCACCTAATCCATCACAGCCAAACACAATAACATGTCTGTCTTGGTCTGATACGAGAACTTGTTTAGCTATTGTAGGAACACTTGTTTCTCCAGAATATGTGCTTGTTGCACTAAGTTCTATTGCTCTGTTGCCTAAACCATTTGTTTTATCCCAGTAAAATAATCCACCATCTCTTGGGTTTATAATTATATCTTCACCAAAATTATCATGTGACCAAAACCTTATTTGTGCTCCAGGGGTCGTGACATTTGCTGGACTACCCCATCCAACAAAGTCATTGTCAGAATCTGTATTACCAGTTGCTAATCTTACAAGAGTGTTATCTGCATGTGTAGCGGCATCTGTGCCACTTGCACCTCTGGTTGATGGACCACCACCAGTTCCTAAAGTATTAGAACTTATTGTACCAACTGTAATAAGTTCTTCATCTATTAATATCAAATCACCAGCCGTGATACCTGTTGCACTATCTACATCTATTGCAGTCTCACTTGCGTCTAATGCTTCTGCTAATTGTGTTGCTAAAGCACCAGATGTTGTACCACTCCATTGACCAGCACCAAAACCAGTTCCACCAACTGTATTATCCAATCCTACATTTAATTGATACGCACCCACAACGCTACTACCACCATTACCAGTATCAGATGAGTTGGCTGCCACGCTTGATGTTATCTCGTAAGCATTAGAACTTATTAACTTTGTTATTTGAAACTCTGCATTAAGTATTGTGGCAGTTATTGTACCACCCAAACTTGATGCACCAGAAAATGTTACAAAATCTTTTTCATTTGCACCATGTGCTGGGTCTGTAACAGTTATTGTTGTTGATCCGTTTGTCGCTGCAAAAGTAACATCACCAGCACCTGTAGTGCTTCTTATGGGTGTAATATCGTTAAATGTCTGACCTTCTTCGATGTAATATTTAAGATGTGTGCCAATTCCTAGAAAATCAGAACCATCTAAAGCTACCCAGTTATGTAGCCGTCTAGCAGATCCTTCATAAGTATTAGATGTAACTCTTTCCCAACCACCAAACTTTTCTGGAAAACCGAACCTAAATCTTACTTTATCACCATCTACAAAGCCACCTTCGTTACTATAAGATGTAATATCAGATACAACACCAGGTTTAAATTTTAAAGCTGTCATAGGCATTACGCTGTACCTCCAGTCAAAGATCCACTACCACTTGATGTAACATTACTTACACCTTGTATTGATTTACCAGATGCTCCTCCAGCACTACCACTTGATCCATTTGTTGGTGCAGTTGAGGGATAACTAATAGATGTTCCAGATCCATTGCCGCCTGTTGATCCAGATGAACCTGCGTTCCCAAAAGCACCGCCAGCGCCCCCTGCACCACCAGAGCCTGCATTATTAGATCCAGAAGTACCACTTGAACCTGAAGCAGCAGATTGATTAAATCCTTGACCAACGCCTCCTGCTCCACCAGCACCTCCAGTAAATACGTTATTTACAGAAAGACTAATAGAAAAATCAAAATTATTATAAAATAAATTGTATTGATAAAAAGAACCTGATCCAGTTATATTATTTAAAAAACCAACTAAATAATATGTTGTGTTAGCAGCTAAGTTAAGACTTGCTCCATTACCATACTCGCCTCCACCTTGTCCTTGACTTGCAGATGTATTGCTGGTGCTAATATTTATTTTTGGTGATCCATATCCAGATCCATATGTTGTGGTTAAAGTAGCACTAAGTGAATATGAGGCAGCTATGCTTACTTGAAAAGAACAGTAAAAAGGACCTCTATTTGCAAGAGAGCCCCTAAAAAGACTTGATGTAGAAAATAATCCCCATGTTGTGTTAACTGCTCCAGATTGAGGTGCGTTTCCATTCAAACCTCCCCACTTTCTGTCTGTAACAACACCTTGTCCGTTTAAATCATGTGATCCATTATATTGAGAAAACCATGAAGGAACATCATTGTTAGGTACATTACCACTGCCATAAGGAGTACCACCCTCATCTACAAAATTACTTAAAGTAGATGTTGCAGCAGCAACACCACTGCCTCCAGTGCCTCCAGTGCCTCCACCTCCACCACCAGCTTTGATTGTGCCATTATTTACTAAAGTAACAGCAACGCTACCATCAACTTGTAAGGCATTACCACCTGCCGCACCTGCCGCACCACCTGCCCCCTCTATACTACCATTGTTAGTTATGGTTATTGATCCTGCCCCTGTACTGTCTATCTTCAATGCTGGAGCAGAGGTGCTAGTAGCACCTACAGTTTGAGATGAATTTATAACTATTTCTTTTCTATAGTTTACCGCAAAATCATCACCAAACACGCCAATACCACTTTGATCTGTAGCAGTAGATGAGTAAGTTTTTCTAAATGCACCTTTTTGTCCATAAAAATCATTTATAGATATAGGACTGTTATTTGCACTTGTTGGCACACCTGCTGATAAATTAGTTGCGGTATTGTTAGATGCGTTTGCTCTTACTAAAGAACCACCTCTATAATAGTCATCTATATCAATAGGGGCAGATGAGCCAAAATTATACTCATCTCTTATATCTGATAATGATATTGCACCACTAGATTGTAATGTCATTATAAACTTGTTCCAAACGCTGTTACATTATTAGCTGATGTTACTGCACCATTAGATCCTAATTTAAAAACTGTTGTACTATTATATTTAAATAACAATTCATTATCGCCAGTATCTAAAACTATCTCCCACTTACTAGTGCCAAACTTAATAGCCTGGTTGCCCATAAGTATATCATTTGAATTTGCATCTAAATCACCACCTAGTTGCGGTGTAGGATCTGCAACTAAATCTGTTGGAGCAATGGATGTTACATTGGCATTTGCACCAGTTCCATCTGCAAATAGTATTGCAGTTAATCCTGTAGCAACTGCAACTGTGCTACCACTACCACCACCTTGTTTTACTGTAGCAGTTTGTCCACTACTGTTCTTAATAAAATACCATTTCTGTTGATCGTTAGGATCTATAGTTAAATTAAATGCTCCTGATGGTGAACCTGCTAGTATTATAATTTTAAACTGTCCATTAGATAATGTGCCATCACTTGTTGTAAGTGTTGTATTACCTGAGATTGTTAATGTTGTAGATCCGTTTAAAGCTCTGTCTATAATCTTTAAATTATTATTTGTAGTATTACCCCAAGTACCTGCCTGCTCACCAGATCCTATTAGTTCTATTCCAGTATTATCTGTGTATGTACTTGCCATGTTTACCTCACTATTTCTGTATATGTCTCTGTGCCACTAGGCGTAATCTCTGTCCATGTTTCTGTGCCACTCGGAGTTATTTCTGTGAAAGTCTCCTCTGTTGCTCCTGCGTTTACTTCTACAAACATTATATCTCCAGAAGACGTTTTTGTAAAATTTAAATCTGCTGTAGCTGATGTTATGCCTATCAATGTTCCTAAAGATGTTTGTGTAAAATCATGGCTTAAAACTATCTCTGTAACATCTAATCTATTAGCCGCAGTTGTCTGTGTAAAGTCAGCACTTATGTCAGCAGAAGTAATTCCTATTAATAATCCAGTAGATGTTTGTGTAAAATCTCCACTTAGATCTGCTACACCAGCTAATATACCAACACCAACAGATGTTTTAGATGCTACACCATTTAATTCCGCAGTAGCCGCTAATAAATTACCACCTACATCTGCAATGGCGGCTTCGGCTATGGCAGCATGACCAAGCACTATTTACTCTCCAACGCAGTAATTCTAGCTTCTAAT